TGGTCGGTATCCTAAAGTATCGAGTGAAAAAACATATAACATGTTTCTATCTGATGGCTGGCTTGTCAACTTTGCTGGTTACCGCAGGGTTTTAGAGCTTATTGAATCGGGAGAAGGCCGTGGCGCTTTTACCAGTACCCGGGGCGGTTTTATTCTTGCTGTTATTAGCAGTGCCGTTTACCGTATCTCTAATACTCTCGGATTTATTCTGGTGGGAAACCTTGAGACGTCTTCAGGCGAAGTATTTATCGATGAGAATCTCAACAGTCAAATTTGTATTGTTGATGGCTTGCATGCTTATATTTATAACCACTCTATGGCTCCCAACCTGACGATTCAGGCGGATGGTCACTTTGGAACAGATTTAATACCGAATTACGTAACGTATCATAATACGTTTTTCTTGTTTGGTAATCGCGACAGAACAAACAATGGTGCCAAATGGTTTGCTTATGTTCCTGGCACGGCCACCACGATTACCTACCGTGCAACAATGGCATTAGAAACAAAGCCTGACTTTGCATTGGCGATTAAACGCATTCCAGGGCAAGCAAATAACGTATTGGTGATTGGTCGAACAGTGAGTGAAATTCACACCAGCGTTCCTGCAGAGTTGCCTTATCGTAGAAACTCCTCGGTTAACGTGGATTATGGCTGTTTATCGGTCGATACCATCGCTTCGTCTGATGAATATGTTGCATGGCTTGGGGTTAATGAGTCTAACTCTCCGGCCATTATGGTGTATACCGCCCAAGGCGCGCAGCGTATCTCAACGGATGGTATCGACTATTTATTGGGTTCCTTGAGAAATCCAGAGAAATCGACAGCTACATTCTTTAGGCAGGATGGTCACGTATTCTACATCTTAACCTTCTATGGTGAAGAAGACCCGGTGCTAATTGACACTGACAGAGTTGAGCAAAATCGCCACAATTTGACGATCATGTACGATTTTACCGTCCAGAAGTTCTTTAACTTAAGCGACCAACATTTAAACTATCACCCTATGCGCCAGGTTGTTTACTTCGAACAAGAGAATTACTTCATCTCATTGCGCAATGGCTCCCTATATCGCCTGAGCACAGATTTAACAACTATCAATGAGAATCTGCCAGACCAAGCAGACGATGAAGACCCACGCTACATCTTCGATATGCAGCGTATTCGCATCTGCGCCACATTTCGCTCACCCAAGAGCACGCCATTCACCGTGAATTCATTTACCTTCACAATTGAACAAGGTAACGATGATTTCTTAGGGCGAGATGATTGCTTGATTCTGATGATTACCGAAGATGAAGACAGAATATATACAGAAGATGCGTCAGATTATGTCCAGGTGATTCCAGAAGACGGCAACCCTGATGACTGCATCAGAGAACTACATCGAGGCCGTATTGATTTAAGCTTCTCCAAGAATGGCGGCATGACCTACAGCAATACAGTAGGCATCAGAATGCGCCCACTTGGATACCGTCAAAACATCCTACGATGGCAGAGAATGGGTTACTGTAACGAATGGACCCCCAAGGTACGCTTCTGGTCTATGGGCCGCATAGTGGCCACTAGCGGCGTTCTGGAGTACACAGCATGAGTGATATTCCAACCATCCTAAAAGGTCCCTACGAGGAAGATTATCAGCGCCAACTGAATCAGGTCTTATTGGAAAGCTTAAGTAATAACGGCTGGACTTTGCCCAATCTCACGAATGCGCAGGTTACCCTTATTACAAGCTACACGTTTGAAAGAATTATGCCGGTAGGCACGCAGTGGATGAACACCACTGTTGGGAAAATGCAGTTCATTACCGTAGCTGCTAACCCACTAACAACAACAAATGCCACGATTGAAACCATTACGAGTGCATAGAGGAACATATGGGATTATTTAGCAGCGGGAAGAATCCAGCAGATAGAGCGATGCCGATTGCGCAGCAAATTCCAGGCGCTGTGCAGCCGTACTATCAACCTTATATTGACGCAGGTCGACAAGCAGGCCAGGAATCCGGCGCCATGTATGGTCGCATGGCTAATGACCCAATGCAGTATCTGCAAGAGCTCATGAATGGATATAGCATGAGCGACGGTTACAAGCATAAAGAAAACCGATTATTGAATACCGCCTCCAATGCTGCAGCAGCTGGGGGCTTCGCTGGCCTTCCTTATGACCAAGAACAACAAATGAGCATCCAGAACGCGTTAATGGATGAAAGCATGCAGCAATGGCTACAGAACGTCTTGGGCATTCAAGGCACAGGGCTTGCAGGCCAACAACATCAAGCAGACCAGGGTTATAACGCCAGCACAGGCTATGGCGACATACTAGGCGGCTCTTTAAACCAACAAGCTGGGATTGCATTCCAAGGCCAGCAACAACGTAACCAAGATAGAACGGGAAGGCGCAACCTGCTCGCCGGTCTTCTAGGTGGTGGCGCAGGATTTGCGACGCAGCCATCTGCCAGCGCTTTTGGTAAGACTTTGTGGTAAGGAAATAATATGCCAATTAACTTTACCGATTTTTCACGCCTTCCCACAGTCGACAATGGACTGGGTGACCTTATTGGCAAAGCCATTCAAGGTTTCAAGGCCCAAAGAATGCCTGGGATAATGAATCGCCAGCAACAGCAAGAAGAGTTGCGCAATAAACTATTGGGGATGCAAAATGAATACTATCCTCAGATTCAGGACCAAAAGCTGAAGCAGGGTGATTTGGGTATTAAAACTGCTGAAATGCAACTACAGCAAATGCCGGAAGAATTCGCAAGAAAACAAAAAGAATCTGATTTAAGACAATCGTTACTGTCCTTAAAAGCTCAATTCTTGCCAGAAACACACAGAGCAAACATTGATCTTCTTAATGCTCGAGCAGATAAAGCAAGAAGACTAGAAGCTAGTACTGGAAAAAATTCGCAGATTTATAATGATTTAGCAAAGATTTATGGCGAAGGTTCGCCAGAATTTAATAAAGCTTATCAGCAAATTAGAAGCATACCCGATGTCACTCAAGTATCAGATGAAGTGCCATTATCTAGCTTGCCCAAGAATGAGCAATTAGATGTAACCAAGCGCATGCGAAATGATTTAAAGGCCGCTTACAGCGTAAAGAAAGCAAAAAATACCTTGATGGAAATGAAAAAGCTTACCGAAGATAATCCTGGATTATCGGATACTTTTGCAAACATCATTATCGATCCAAAGAAAGACGCGAACATAACTTCAAAAATTGCAAAAACTTTCCTTGATAAGAAAGATCGAGCCGCTGTTGAGAAATATATAAAATTAGGCAACGACTTTATTTTGTATGGCGGAGAAGGCCTGGGTGCAAAAAATTTCACTGACGCTAAAGCTAAGATAATAGAGATGTCAAAAGCTAACGTCGGAAACTCTCAAGAAGCTAACTTATTTGTTATTAATAATATGATAAAGCAGCTTGAGCCATGGGAAGCTTATGCCCAAGACATCAAAAGGGGCCTCAAAGAAAGAAAGGCCGTAGAATTTGATTTAAGCAAATATGAAACCCCCGAAGAACAAGAAGATGAGTGGGAGGTTGTAGGCTAATGGTTCAAATTCGCAATAAACGCACTGGTGAGATTCGCGAAGTATCAGGCGAAGAAGCTCAAAAAATGGGACTGAATGTTCCACAGAATGTTCCACGTGAAGCAATGGAGCCCCAACAAGAACCATCAATGAATCCTTTCATGGCCGGCATAACGGGCTTTAATACGGGCGTCGAACGTTTAACTCAAGGGGCGCTTCGACCCTTCCTTGGTGGCTCTAAAGCATTCCAGGATGTAACGAGGGGTCGCGAAGAAGATTACAATGAAGCTAGAAAAGCCCATCCATTTGCCGCCAAGCTTGGTGAGTTTACGGGGCAAGCTGGCATAGCTCTTCCATTTGCCGGAGCCGGAACAGCTGCAGTTGCATCTAAATTTCCATCTTTATCACCTTACCTAGCTGGAATCCTTGGAGAGGGCGCAAGTGGCGCGGCTATTGGTGGCCTTCAGGATGTTAATCCAAACGAATCTAGGCTTGCCAATGCGGCTACTGGCGCATTTTTTGGAAGCACATTAGGGGCGGCTACCCCAGCCATAAGCAAAGCGTTCAGCAAGGGATACCAGGGCTTACGCTCAGCTTTTGGCAGTAAATCCAAAGTAGCTGAAGATATGCTTGAAAACCTTAGCCGTGACGAGCTTGCTCAGGCTTTAAAGAATGCTCAATCTGGGAAGCGCCTAGGTGTCAATCTTACGCCTGCCGAAGCATCGGGCAGCCCAATCGCCGCAAAATATGAAGGCAGACTTGGTATCAATCCCGAAAATGAAAGAACTTTGGTGGATTTTAAAAGCGGACAAAAAGAGCGACAAGGAGAAGCGGTTAATTCACTGCTAAGCAAAATATCTCCCGGGAAAGACTTAAGCGCAAACAAGCTTCGAGAAAGCGCTAAAAATATTATCAAACAAAAAACAGGCGCCCTCCAAGAAAAGGCCAGACCATTCTATGAGGCAGCTGAAAACCAAACGATAAAACCAAATATCTTCAATAACCTTACTAAAGATGGAAACATCCAAAAAGCATTAGAGAAAGTGACCAATAGCTCGGAGTATAAGTCTGAACTAAAAGGCTATGCGCCAAATAGCGTAAAAGTTCTGGATTTAGTTAAGCGCAGCTTAGACGACAAAATTGGCACAGCTACTCGAATGGGGCAGAACGATAGAGCAAGAGTAATTGGAAAATCTAGAGATAAGCTTGTCACCAAGCTTGACGACTTAAGCCCTGAATATAACAAAGCACGCAGTATTTATTCTGAAGAAATGCCAGCCGTTAAAGCCATCAAAGAAGGTGAAATCGGTAAAATTGCCAATCTCAAAGACACCCAATTAAAGAATGCTGGGAAAATTATATTCGACCCAAGCGAAACTGATATCAAGGTGCTAGGTAAAATTCGCGATGAATTCATGAAAGAAAATCCAGATGCGTGGAAAGGCATCATCAAAGATGAAATGCAAAGAAAGATTTCCACAAAGAATCTTGGTAAAACCGGGAATCATGGTAGTAATTTCTATGACAATGTCCTGGCTAACGACAGGCAGTACAAGCAGTTTTATGACGCTCTAAAGGGCGACAAAGCATCACAGATGAAATTGCGCGATATGAAAGGTGCTTTTAAAGATTTGCTAAATTCATATACCGTTAAGACCGCTGGGGGACAAGCAAAATCATCATTAGATGTAGAAAGAAGCTCAACCCAGGCAATTAAAAATAAGCTAGCTAATCTTGCTGGCGGGAAATACGACAAAGCAGCGATTGAGTTAATAACAAGCGGTAAATGGGATAAAGCCTTCCGGGAAGCTGCCGCAAGAAAAGATAAAAAATCCAGCGCACTGGAAATATTAAAGTTCCTCGATGAAGCCAATCGAGCCGGGCTAACAGCAAGCGCAACAGCAACAGAGGGCAGATAAAATGGCATTAGATGAACGATATATCACCGACACTACGCTTGAGCCTCTATTTGTTGATAAGCTCACTGGTCTTCCGCTCGCTAACGGGTTGGTATATTTCTGGGAGGACGACCAAAGAAATACGCCAAAACCTGTATATCAGTTGTCTGGCGCGCCCCCTAACTACACCTACACGGCGTTACCGAACCCTATTCACTTAAGTGCGGTTGGCACGTTTCAGAATGCAGGGCAGGATAACATTGCGGTTTATTACTATCCTTATGACGCCGATGGTAATGTTGAGCTTTACTATGTTGAAGTCTTCAGCGCAGATGACATGGTCGTTCCGCAATTTGTGCGGGAAGCATGGCCGAATGTTGTGGGTTCATTAGACCCAGCAAACGGCGGCGGAAATGGCGGTTTTAGCAATCAATTAAGCAACCCTCAGTTTGTAGATGTTCTGTTTGATACAACAACAGGCCTAACAATTACTTATTCTGGGAATAGCACTACTACCCAAGAGATTGCCCCAGGTTGGTTTTTAAAGGCAACCCATGCCGGCGCTGGCTCCATTACAGTTAATCGCCTAGACATCACCGGCACGCAAAATATCCAAACCAATCCACCTTATGTATTGTCGATTACGGCAGGCTCTAATCTTACGAGCTTTGAGCTTTATCAAAGGCTGCCAAGAAATCCTGATATCTGGTCATCTACTTCGGCTAATAATATTGGTTACATCGCAGCATCCATTACCTTAGCCAACACGACATCGGCTAAAATGTATTACGCTCCCTCTAATACGGGAACGCGCCAAACAATTCTAGATGCTACCAATAACAGCGGTGCCTATAAAGAATTCAGAGATACAACGCAATTATTGATTGGTGATAACCCAGATAGCCCAGCCACTGACGGGTATGTTGATATCGTCATCGAACTGCCATTAGCAGGAACGACAAGGCTAACCAGCGTACAAGTTGTTGGCTTGGACAACGCAGAAGAAAACGTAGCTTTTGAGCAAGAAACGGTAAATCGTCAACAAGACCATTTGTTCCACTATTACAATCCATTGCTACAGCGCAAACCTATTCCATCCTATTTGACAGGCTGGGATTTTAGATTGAACCCAAGGCAATTTGGTAACACCGTAGGGCCAATCGCTACGGGTGCTAACAAGTCATTCTATGCATGGGACCAAACCATTGTGTTTCAAAGCGCAACCAACGGCGTAATCGCTTCGGTGGATGCTGCGGGCGGTTTAAGGTTGACTGCAAACGCCACCACGCAATTGGCGGTCATTCAGTATCTAGGTGCAGAACAAGCTAACGACATCCTCTCTGGGCGCGTCTCAGTGGGAATTAAAGGCTCTTCAAACGTCGCGCACAGTGGCACTATCTCGCTATGGGCAACAACGGACGCAAACCTACCAAGCGTTGCGCCTGCGACTTATAACTCTATTGTCGCCACATTGAATGCTGACGGCTCCGTTGCTACGCGAAATGGCACATGGACTGAGCTAAGCAGACTCTCTGGCCCCGCTAAAATTAACTTATCCGCTGCAGACAGCGAAACATTCTTATCCGGCTGGACCGATAACGTTTCCGCACCTTTGGTGGGAACCGCAACCTTCTTTGCTATCGTGATCGGGTTTGACTCTGTCACTGCGGCAGGCTGGGTGAACTTAGACTGGGTTTCATTGAATGCAGGTGATATTGCTACACGTCCTGCGCCACAAACGCCTGACCAAGTGCTAAGAGAATGCCAGCGTTATTATGAAATGAGCTATGAAACTGCGGCTGCGGTAGATACAGCAACCTCTGTAAATGCCTTATCTTTCGCCCAGAATTCAACATTGCCATCTGCCGGCAACACAAGTTTGCAGCCCAATGGATTTTCAATTGCGTTTAATACAGCAAAACGCGTAAATAATCCGACTCTAAAATTGTATAGCCCCGTAAATATAACGGGCGGCGGAACAGTTAATGTTTTCTCTAAAGGTGCAGGCACTGCAAACGAGGATGTTGCGGCTGCAAACTGGACTGGTGTGTCTGGTAATAAAATATACCACTTCGACACCACGGTCGATATTTTGGGAACCGCGCGTCCATACACGAATATTACGACACCTGTTGTATTCTCCATCAGACTTCATTACACGGCCGATGCCCGTTTAGGCGTTGTTAACTAATAAGGATTTAAAATGCTAACTCAATATAATTCTAATTCTTTCGCCTGCGGTGTAAACGGATTCGGCGCGCCATTCTGTAATGACACATACACAGCAACGCTTGCGGTGGCTACTGATACGACTTTAACCGTTCCATCAATTAGCGCGATGGGAACATTCCCATCAACTTCGGAAGCAAAGATATTAGCAGTATTCAGCTATGAAGCTGCAAAGAAAGTTTATGTTGCAGTGGGTGCAGTTGCTGCAGTTCCTGCAGGCGCAGCGTTTGCCGCGTCTACTTCTGAGTTGCTACCCCCAGCAAAACTCGTGCATGCTGGAGATGTTTTGCACTTCATCTGTGCTGCAGCTGCCGATGTTTCAGTTGCGTTCTACCAAATAGGAACCTAAAACGATGTCGATTAGAACGCGTAAATTTAGTCAATTCGTTGTCGGCGGCGATACGCAGGCAGGCGATATTGTTGTCGGTCTTCGCAATGGACAAAATTACCAGTTCAACGCACCAACGGGCGGGAATGGCAGCGGTAGCATCGTAACCATTACGCAGCCAAATCATGGCCTATCTCCACAAGATTGGGTTTATATTGACACCGCAGGTTTGTTTCAGAAAGCAGACTCTACAACTGATGTGAAGGCAGAGGTTGAAGGTGTTGTCATTCGATTAGATGCGACTGACCCAGTCAATAAATTTGTATTACAAACCGAAGGGTTTGTTGATGAAGGTGTCTTTACTGGTTTGACGGTTGGTCCCGCTTACTTCTTAAGCGCCAACAACCCAGGTCAAATGACGCTGGTTGAAAATTTAGAAAACGGCCAAGTTAGATTGCCATTATTTGTAGCATATACAGATAAGACTGGTTTTATCAGGCAGTTTGACGGAATAATAAATAATGGTCAGCAACAAGTATTCTCTGATTTGCCAGATGGTGGAGACGGCCAGCCTGTTATTGAATTAATTACGCAAAACGGACACGGCTTCTCGATTGGTCAAGCTCTTTATAATGACTCCGCAAATCACTATGCGCTAGCTCTCGCAGACGGCGTTACGCCAGGAAGAGAAAAAGCAGTAGGCTTCGTTGCTGCCGTTCCACCTCCAACTTTAAATACATTTTATCTGCAGCAATCAGGATTCATGGCAGGCTTTATTGCGCCAGTTTCTCCATTTATTCCGGGAAATCAATACTGGCTAAGCACAACAACGCCTGGCGCATTGCAAACCATTGAACCAACCACGATTGGTCATTGGAAAAAACCAATGCTCCAGGCAACTAATACGACAGCTGGCTGGGTGCTTCCGCAACTGCCTTTAGAAATCACAGCAGCAACAACTAATCCTATTATATTGTCTGTAAACCAGCCTGCTCATGGATTCTTGTATAACGGTCTTGTTGTTAAGGCTCAAACGGGTGGCGGGAACGTTGGTAAATATGAGCCAGCAAATGCTTCAAATTTAACAGGCTCATTTGGTGTCGGCATGATTGAAATTATCGATATTGATAATTTCACGGTGCAAGAAGTCGGATACTTCAACAAAATGGACACTGTTCCTCCTGTTCCTGGCGGGGTTGTGAATCCGGCATTCCCATTAACCAATGGTGTGCCATATTACTTGAGCGCGACAAATGCGGGGCAAATCACAACCGTCGAGCCTGCAAATCCATTCTACTCCAAACCCATGTTCGAGGCAGATCAAACAAACGCTGGCTGGATATTTCCAATGAAACCAACGCTGGTTGGCGGGGGTGGCGGTGGTGGCGCGATTGTTCAATGCTTAGCATTCCAAGATTCGAATCTACACAATATTGTTTATTCAAATGCTGCGTATGTCTCTATTCCATTTTTACAAACTGCAATAACGCTAACAAATGCTGCAAACAAAATTAGAATTCTTATTTCTCTCAACGGAAATCAGCAGTATGGCTCTTATTACACATTATGGATAAATGGTGTTGAAATCACTGATTCTCTTGTTTATCACGGAAGTGCAAATATGGGCGTAGGTCTTGGGGGCACGAGAACTATTACCTATATGTACGTGTACAGCCCTGGAACCACAGCCATTCAAAATATAGATTTAAGGATTTTGTGCGCAACCGCAGTAGGGGTAGTTACAGCCACATTTAACAACACCCAGGTTCTTGGCGTAGGCGCTCCTATGACCTCATCCTGGACGGTAGAGGAGATAGAATAATGGCACAGTCAGCAAAAATATTAGCAACGAATGCGCTGTATCAATATGTCAATCAACCCGCAAACACTTTTGTCCGAGGTGATGTTGTTCGATTTGATGGCGTTAACTATGTAGGCTCACAAGCGAACACGGCATCCAATGCCCTTGTAATCGGGATGGTTTCAGCAATTAAAACTGCTGGTTCCGAATTCTATATCACTCAAGCTGGGTACGTTTACGGCTTAACCTCTGCGCCTGTAAATCCTGGCGGCGCTTATGTCGCAGGAACTTTATATTATCTTTCACCAACGAATGCTGGAAAATTAACAGCAACCATTCCTGTTGGACCAGACTCGATTGTTCCAGTTTATTTTGCAATCACACCAACGACTGGATTCTTTTTAGGGAACTATGGCGCCGCGGTGGCTGGTGGCGGCGGTGGTGGCGCTCTCACATGGTCTGCTATTGTTGCCAACCAAGCTGCCACCGTTAATAGTGGCTATATTGTTGCGGCAGGCATACCGGTAACCATAACGCTTCCACTGGTGGCATCTCTTGGGGATGTCGTCGAGGTAAGCACCTTAACCACCAATGGCGTTGTGATTGATTATGGCGTTGGCCAATCAATCACTTTAGTCGAGCAGGTTTCAACATTTACAACTGGGAATGTCACGCTATCTACTACAGGTGGAATTTTATCAGGGTGGGGAAGACTCACTTATCAGGGCGCTGGAAACTGGCGCATGGTTCAAAGCGGTAACTGGATTGTGACCTAAGGAAAAAACATGGCAACTTTAGTAACGACTTTAGGCTCACAAAATTCTGCTAGAACCGTTCTTCAGGTAACCGCAGAAACGGTTGAAAAAACCGCAGATTATGACATCGTGCTTGCTGATAGAGGCAAGATGTTTAGATTCTCTGGTGCAGGTCCCTGGACTGCCCAGATAATGACCGTCGCTATCGTTAGCACGCAATTCTTCTGCTTTATCAGGAATGATTCAGCGCTTGATTTAACGGTTGAGACGCAATCAGGAAATATCAATGGTGGCCCAACGGTTACCTTAGAGCCCGGTTTGGTTTTAATGATTTTCTGTGATGGCACCAATACATTGACCGGCGGCGTGAATCTAAACAGCGTTCCTTTGATTGGCGGAACAATGACGGGGCCTTTAATTTTATCGGGTGACCCTACAGTTGCCTTGGGTGCAGCAACTAAGCAATATGTTGACGCGGCAGGCTCAGGCATTGCAGTTCAACCACTTTGCTATGCTGCTACGACAGCGAATTTAAATGCCACACAAGCTGGTGCGGGTGTTGGTGCGACGCTAACGAATGCTGGCGCTATGGCGGCTTTCTCGGTTGATGGGGTTTCTCCGCCTCTGAATTCTCGAATATTAGTGAAAAACCAGACCCTCAGCCAACATAACGGCTGCTATACATTAACCACTGTCGGCTCGGGCGCTGTTAACTGGGTATTAACCAGGGCCACAGATTATGACCAGGCCGCCGAAATTCAACCTGGCACTTTATTCATGATTACTAACGGCACCGTGAATGCTGTTACTTCTTGGGTAGAAACCAATGTCGTTGTTACGGTTGACACAGACCCAATTGCGTTTGCTCAATTTACTTTTTCCCCTGGCAGCTATGCCAATACCGCTTTAAGCAACTTGGCAGCAACTGCGATTAATACTAATTTATTGCCAGGTCTAGATGACGTGGTAAATATTGGTTCTGAGTCATTAAGATATAGCGAACTGTTCACGGGCCAAATTCTTACTGGTGAAACCGGTGGGGATGCAACCTTTTTAGCAGCTTATGACACCGGTGGTGCCGCTTATACGCCTGTTCTCGGTATGACTGCTGGTAACCCGCCAACGGCGACATTGGCGTCATTTATGACGGGTACCACACAAGCCGTTAATACCAACGACACAAGACTAGCCACAACCGCTTTTGTGGTATCTCAAATTGCAGATGATGCAGCAACGCGCAGTTTAAATAACTTATCTGCCGTGGCGATTAATACAACATTGGCTTCCGATACCGACATAACAGATGACCTTGGTACACAAGCCATTCGCTGGCGTAATATTTATGCAAATACGCTACAAACCGGCGATACAGCTGCTGATGTATTAAATATTGGCGCATGGGATGTTGATGGCGCAGTATTTACTCCATTCATTACTTTGACTGCGAACAACACACCAAGTTGCGTATTGGCTTCCAATGTTACGGCTACTACCCAAGCTCCAAATGACAACAGCACCAAAATTGCAACAACAGCTTATGCGGACGCTATTGCTGCTGCCGGAACTGGTTCATGGATACATCTTGCAACCGCCACCGCAGCTGCGAGTGCCACTATTGATTTTACCGCAGCAATTGATGCCACTTACGACACATATGTAGTTAAGGTTAATTATTTATTGCCTGCAACTAACGCAACCACTCTCTGGATGCGCTTAAGGTCTGGCGGCGTCTTTAGAAACTCGGCATCTGATTATGGATGGGCGACTGTAAGCTTAGGTGGGAATGGCTCTAGCAATGGAGATTCTGAAATAGAAGCAACTCTTTCCGGATATCTTTCCAATACATCCACAAAAGGTTTAAGCGGTTTGTTCTATTTATCAAATCCATCAAATACAACAAATCATAAATTGGTATATGGTAATGGGTCATTCTCAGCAACTGGCGCAACGATTGGATACAATTTAAGTATGGGTGGCGTATTAATTGGGGTAACCACAGCAGTTGATGGAATTAGATTCATGATGGACTCCGGCAATATTACTAGCGGTAGATTTGATTTATACGGCATAAAGAACTAAGGGAAAATTATGGCGCTTATTAAAACAATTGCATCTGTTAGAAAACCAGATGGAACATGGTCGGAACAGCAAGACATTGAAATGGACCCCTTAGAAGAAGCGGCAATTCTTGCGGATTGGGCTTGCGGGGAGCATAAGCGAGCAAAACCATTAGAAATGACCGACAAAGAAAAGATTGAAGCCTTATCCGACACAAAGAAAGGCGCAGAATTTATTGAAAACAATGCTTCTGAAGTGGCATCTAGAATGCAACAGTGGCAAGCAGAATACGATCAATTAAAAGCGGGAAGAGAATCAAAATTTCAAGCTTATCACATATCTTTAGATAAATAAGGTCCAGAACATGGCATTTATCCCAAGTAACATGCAACGTTGGTCACCATGGAATCTTCCAGGGCCAACTTTATACGGCTATGAAACCACAGATTCCACAGCAACAGTTGTGGTTACGGGATATTTTGGCATAGATGGGCCAGATGCTTCGTCAATCCAATTTAGCGTTAATGACCAAATAAACTGCTCCTGTAGCGATGGCATCCTTGTTTTAAAAGTCATTGATATAGACCCAGTTACAACCCAGGCTAGCTTTATTTCTATTGGCCCAAACTCGGTTAATACTGCAGCTATCCAAGATGGCGCAGTAACTCCGATTAAAACCACAGGCTTGGCCTATGATGATTTAAGTAATCTTGCCGCTACAGCAATCAATGCGCCTTTAATACCAGATACAGATGATACCCATGATTTAGGTATAGATGGTTTGCGCTGGAATGAGTTATATGCAACCTCTATTCAAGCGGGCCACACTAATGGAAACACGCTAAAGATAAGCGGCTGGGATGTTGATGGCGCTGCTAAAGTCGATTTCTTCACTATTACGTCAAGCAATACACCAACCGGCGTATTGGGAAGCACAGTTACAGCAACGACCCAAGCTCCATTAACAAGCGATACCACCATTGCAACGACTGAATATGTTGACGATGCAGTAGCTGCAGCCGGAGGCGGTGGAGCTAACGAACAACTGAGCAATCTTGATGCTGGTAACGTAACTATCAACACGTCGCTCGTATCTGACACGGATGTGACAGATGATTTAGGCTCTATTACAAAGCGCTGGAATAACTTATATGCAGCGAATATAACGACCGACCATACCGCAGGTCATACGACCGTTATCGGAGCCTGGGACGTCGACGGCGGTTCTTTGACCCCGTTCTTAACGCTAACGGCAAATAATACGCCTACCGGGGTTTTAGGAAGCGCTATAACCGCAACAACTCAAGCTCCTTTGGACAATTCCACTAAATTGGCCACCACAGCTTATACAGATGCAGCGGTTGCAGCAGCAGCTGGTGGAGCTAATCAAGCATTAAGCAATTTAGCGGCTGTGGCGATTAATACGACGTTAGTCTCTGATACTGACGTAACCGACGACTTGGGTACCCAAGCAATTCGCTGGAATAATATTTATACCAAAAGTATACAAACTGGCGACACCGCTGCAGACACGCTTACATTAAGCGGCTGGGATGTTGATGGCGCTACAGCCGTCCCATTTTTCACCATCACCGCAAACAATACACCAACTGCGGTATTGGCATCTTCTGTGACAGCAACTACTCAGGCAGCATCAGACAATAGCACCAAGCTTGCTACGACTGCTTATGCTGATGCAGCAGCCGCCGCCGCCAGCGGTGCTAATGTGGCATTGAGCAATTTATCTGGCGTAGCCATCAATACTACATTGGTATCAGATACAGACAATACAGACGACCTGGGCATTCCCGCCACAAGGTGGAAAAACGTTTACGCCACAAACATTTCTACAGGCCAAACAAACGCAAATACATTAACTCTGAGCGGCTGGGACGTTGATGGCGCAGTTTCAGTACCATTTTTTACAATTACCGCTGCCAATACGCCTACAGCGGTTCTTGCAAGCTCTGTGACAGCTACCACGCAATCAGCTAATGACAATAGCACCAAAATCGCCACGACTGCCTATGCGGATGCTGTAGCGTCTGCAGCTGCTCCTATTGGGGCAACTTATATTACTCAAACCCCTAATGGCAGCCTTACTAATGAGCAAGCATTAAGCGCGCTAGCAACCGGCCTTCTTAAATCAACCACAGGCACTGGCGTTGTTAGCATAGGAGTATCTGGGACTGATTACGTAGGCCCCGCTACGACAATCACTATTGCAGGAACTGCGGCGGAAATTACTAGCTCTGCCGGCGCTCAAGATTTGTCCGCAAATAGAACATGGACATTATCTTTGCCTAGCGCTTTAACGTTTACCGGAAAAACAATAACAGGCGGCTCATATGCCAGCGCCTCAGCCACATCATTTACTTTTACAACAGGAACTATCGGGACTGCCGTGACTGGAGTCACTCAGTCGGTAAATGACAACTCAACAAAAATTGCGACGACCGCTTATGCAGATACTCAGGTCTCAACAAATGCAGCAAATAAAGCACTTGGAAATTTAGCAAGCGTCGCAATCAATACTTCATTATTAGCAAGCTCTGACAATGCAATTGACCTTGGTAGCGGAACTTTCCGTTGGAGGCAATTGTTTGGAGCTAAAATATCTACCGGAACAACAAGCGGTAACACTTTAGTATTGTCCGCACGAAACACTGGCGGCTCTAGTGATACAGCTTTTATTACATTAACTGCAGATGCCGCAACACCAACCTGCGTATTAGCTAGCTCGGTAACAGGGTCAACTCAAGCGCCATTAACCAACAATACAACAATGGCAACGACTGCTTATGTCGACGCGGCAGTTGCTGCAAGTCCAGGAAATGCCGGAGTAACTATCGGAAAAATGTACCCCATCACCTTCGGAGGCTTTAGTAACTAATATGCCAGCAAATACAAACCCGATTTATACCCTTACGCCTGTCATTAGCTGGGCCTCTATTACAGCTGCTGACGCCAATCAGTTAGGTACTGATGCCGACGTTCTGCTTGTTTTTACGGCGGGTTCCAATGGTGCGTTTATACAGCGCTTAATATTCCAGCCTATTAGTACATCTGGCTCGACAACGACATCGGCGGCAGCGGGTCGAATTTACATGAATAACGGCTCTTCCGCAGGAACTGCCGCAAACAATACGCTAATAAAAGAAATTACACTTGCAGCCACAGCAGTTAACGTAACGGCTACAACTGCTGCGTTTGGGTATGAGGTTCCGCTTAATTTTCAAGTACCAGCATCTTACACAATTATTGTTGGTGTCACTGCTTTTGCTGCAAATACTGCATGGCAAGTTTGTGCGATTGGTGGAAATTACTAATGTACCAAAACTATAACCGAACCTATTCGATATCTGAAAATCAACAGGTTTTTATAGGTGATATGCCAGGTGCCGTCACTACAAATTGGCTTACCTGGTATAAGCCAACTACCGCTAGATATATACAAATCTTATGTGTATCTGGCGGATCTGGTGGAGGTGGTGGCGGAGCTAGCGCGGCTGGGGTAGCAGGGGCGGGCGGCTCCGGCGGTGGCGGCTCACCTTACATGAGTGTCATAGTTCCAGCAATCCTAATACCTTCAGTGCTATTTATAGTTGTTGGTTCCGGCGGTACGGGAGGAACAGGTCAAGTACAAGGGGGTGCAGCAGCTACTAATGGGAACGCTGGCCGCGCTTCCATTGTGTCAATACGACCATCCGCAAATGCCTCAAATTATATATGTCTTTCATCGGGTGCTAATACAAGTACTGGAAAGCTCGCCTCTGGCGCTACGCAGGGCGCTGCATCTGGAACCACTGCAATAACCACAGCAGCAGGTGCGGCACTTTCTTCGCTTGGTATTGTTACTTTCTCTGTCACAGGTCAAACATCTGGCGCAGGTGGAACAACGGGCGCTGGTACCGCAGTAACATGGGCGACTGCGGGAAACATAACAGGTGCAGGCTCAGGTGGTGGCGCTGTAAACGCAGGTACCACAACAGCCGCAGGCGGGGCGATGACCGGAGGTGGCTTTATGCCCACAAAGTCAGGTGGTGCAGCAGGCGGTGGCAGGGGTTTGGATGGTTTTGATTTTACATTGAATCGGGGTGACATGGATCTTCCTTTTGTTTCTACAGGTGGAACGGGTGGAGGTTCTAATACTTTAGTCGGCACAGGCGGCGCAGGAGGTGATGGTGGTCCTGGTTCAGGTGGCGGCGGTGGTGGTGGCACGAATGGAGCTGCCTCAGTGGGCGGCGCTGGTGGCCGCGGCGGCCCAGGCTTCGTTGTCATAAGTTGGTTTTAGCATGTACCAACAATATTACTATTCCGAAAACAGACAGACTCATATGTGGGTTGGCATGGTAGCTCCGGCAACTGCTAGTGCTACATTTTTCTCTTTTTCTGTGCCAACAACTGCAAAATTTCTTTTTATCACGGCAATCGCGCCGGGTGGCGCTGGTGGCGGCGGCGGAGCATCAACTGCGGCAACCGCTGGTGGTGGTGGTGCCGGCGGGGGCGGTGGAGCGGTTTCTTCCATATTTGTCTCAACCTTATTATTACCAAAAGAAATATATATTACTCCAGGCAACAGCAGAAAAGGGCCAGCAGGGCAAACTCAGGGTGGCGGCGCAAATAATGGAATTGCGGGGGCGGCCTGCACGGTTTCTACAGCTCCTAATTCTGGCGCAAACAATCTTATTTTAAATGCTGGCGGTGGTGGCGGTGGGCTGGGTGGCAACGGAGCTACTGCCGGGGCTCCCGCAGCAAATGCCGCCGCTGCGCTCATATCTGCCGTGCATCTCGCCTCTCTGGGGTCCTACTCCTTTTTGGCTGGAAATGTAGGCGTTACCGGGGGCTCTGCTGCCGTAGGCGCTAATGCAACCCCGTTAACTGGCGCAGCCTGCACATGTGGGGGCGCGGGAGGCGGCGGCGTCAACGCCGGAACAACCACATTTGCTGGTGGCAATATTTTAACAAGCACATTTTACCCCCAAATAGACGGCGGTGCTGCCGGCGGCGGCGCTGGGATTACTGGTTATGACTTTTGGGGTCAATTTGGCGATATGGATTTACCCATGATCGCATCCGGTGGCAGTGGTGGCGGCGGAAATACATCCGTTGGAACCGGTGGCGCCGGTGGAAACGGCGGAATAGGATGTGGCGGTGGTGGCGGTGGTGGTACTAATGGCGTCGGCTCTATCGGCGGCGCTGGCGGTGATGGCGGACCAGGCGCAGTAATTATTGTTTGTATTTAAGGAAATGCCATGCCATTGAAAAAAGGCAAATCTAAAAAAGTAATTAATGAGAACATTGCTACTGAAGTAAGGGCCGGAAAGCCTGTTAAACAAGCTGCGGCTATTGCTTATAGTAAAGCCGGAAAATCAAAAGGTAAGAAAAATGCCAAAAGTAAGTAAAGCTCATTTAAAGAAAGATAAGAAAGAATCGAAAGCCATTTATAATGCTGCGGAAAAGATTGAGAAGAACGCAGAGAAACTGATGGACCGAGATAAAAAAGTTAAAAAACGTAAATAACTTAAACCAAGGAGACTATCATGGCTTTTATTCCAAGTAATTTGTTTCAGCAATCATTAAATCCGCCATTGGCATACTATGTTAATGGTATTCCACAGACGCGAGTTCCATTGATTTGGGGATACGGTACTACAACAGATACAATTGCAACTGTTTCTACCGCAGGTTATTTCACACCGTTTTCTGATTTCTTTATTTCAGGATTTACTAATCAGCTTGGTGTTGGTGACATTATTAACTGCGTTTGCTCTAATGGTGTTATTCAATTAACAGTTACGGCGGTAGTTAGCGGCGTTATTACAACGGCTGTTGAAGTTGGTGCAAACTCTGTTGATACTGCTGCGATTCAAGCTAGTGCCGTTACTACTGCAAAGATTGCAGATGCGAACGTAACATTAGCAAAACTTGCTGCTGGTATTACGCCTTCACATATTGTTAAATACGGTGCTCAATATACAACAGTTGGTGGTGCTGCGGCTGAAGCCATTGTCGTTAACGGCGCTTTAGCAACTGACATTGCGTCATGCGTTATTAAAGACAACGGGACAGCTAACGTTACATTGTTACAAACCGCAGTTACCAACAATACTTTGACTTTAACTTTTAGTGGCAATCCTGGTAATGATTGTATTGTTTATTATCAAATTTTAAGAGCGGTGGCATAATGAAAAAACCCGTACCAGTGATTAGCGAAAAAAAGATTAAGAAAGCTAAAAAGAAGAAAGATAAGAAAGGTTGCTAAAATTGGACGAACTTCAATTTGAAGAGTTCATTTTAGTTCCGTCGCTGCAGGTGGTTAACCTCTACTCACCTGCAGCGCATATTCTTGTTCTTGGAACGTTCTTGGTTGAATCTGGCCTAAAGTTTGTTGAACAAAAAGGTCCAGGGGATGCAATGGGGTTCGGTCAATGTGAGGAGATAACTTACAATGACATCCTGAGATATTTAAATAGATTTGACAAAGCCAGCCTAAAAGATAAGTGCTTGGCCGCCTGTTTTTATACTGCCTTCCCTCCGCGCTCTTCGGTGATGCATAATCTAAGATGGGCGGTAATAACGACGCGTTTAAAATATCTCCCTATTAAGCAGCCGTTGCCACAATGGGACGATGCTAAAGCTCATTCGGAATATCACAAGCTCTGGTATAACAGCAGAGGCGGGAAAACCGATGTTAAAGAATCTGTTAAAATATTTGAAAGAATTATTAGCGAGCGAAAACATAGGTTCGAAGGACAAAGTTAGGATGATGCTAGTAATTGCGTTTATTGCAGTCTGCGGGATTGGTATAGGCTCGTCTTATTTTCTTGGCCATGACAATCGGATAGAGCAGATTAGCGAAGAGTTCGTTGAAGAAGTTATTGAATACCAACTTAATTTACCAGAAAATTCTTTGGATATAGACTTCACACCAGAGTCAAAATAAATGGGCACCGAGGGGCTGAATCCTCGATACCCTCATAAACTAAGTCTGTAAGGAGACATAGCTCATGACTAATCCCACCTTAGACAAAAATCTATTTATAGGCAAGCAGTTTAACAGATGGACAGTTTTGGATTATTTCCCAGGATATAGAAAAAATGGGAAAAAGTTTAAAAACACCGTCCTGTGCATATGTATATGTGGAAATAAAAATACCATAACATGGGGAGATTTAAAGTCCGGCAAAAGCAAATCATGCGGTTGCCTCCATCTTGAGATCGTAAAAAGGCACGATCTTTCAAAAACCTCAGAATATGGCGCATGGAGAGATATGCTCCAAAGATGCAATAACCCAAAAAATGCTTGGTATGATTCCTACGGAGGCAGAGGAATAAAAGTTTGCGAGCGATGGCATAAGTTCGAGAATTTTATAGCAGATATGGGATTCAAGAAAGATAGAACACTGTCTATAGATCGCATAAATAATGACGACAACTATTATCCTGAAAATTGCCGATGGGCAACTAAGCTTGAGCAAATATTGAATAGAAGCATCAAATCTAATGCAAAATCTACGTTGGCTTGCATTAAATGTGGAAAAACATTTTTTATTTCCCAGCAGGGGTTATCTTATACGAAGCACTGCAGTTATACGTGCAGGAAGATGGGCATAATTACAAAATGTTTAATTTGTGAAAATGATGTAAAATCCACAAAGAGCATCCCTAGAAAATATTGCTCATGGGAATGTTATTTAATTTTTAGAAGGTCTGGGAATAATGGAATTCATAATGATGGCTCTAATTGTAATCACGGTGCAACAAAGCCATAAATGTAATGATGATAATTTTCAGAATATGGCAACTTACGAATGTGAGCAAGTTGCCGATGCTGACTTACATTTAATTTGCCATGAAATAGATAAGTGATGTCATATTATTTCCTTATTTCTTAACACACTCTAACATTTCGTAATTATATAACATGCCTAGTTTAGTAGTTCTTTCAAGCATGAATTTTCCAGCCGCAACGCATGTTTCTTTGCTATTAAATTCAGCGCTTCCACTATACATTGTGTTAGGCCCAGTCAAGTGAGCGCTTAAAACCCAAATCAATACGTATGGCGTCATTCCTCTTCCTTCTTTTTCGCATCTTTATCAAGCAGCTTCTGTGCAATGTACCCAGTCGACGCAAGCTCTTCATAATGTTTGGCCACTCTCATGGCGTTATAAACAGCCTGAATGTCTTCAAGGTTTCCTTCTGCGGTTACAACCCTTCTTGCAAGCATTTTTAGATTCTCATGGATTGTATCCCAGGCTTCGCCTCTGGTTCTCCTGGCAGGAGCCGCCTTTTTAATTTTTGCCATCACGTCCTCGCTAAATTACCCGTTTTCAACATTTCCCATTCGTGTAGGATTTGGTCTATTTTTTCTACCAGCTCTAATACCATGATGTCAGAGCTTCCAACCTTGAGGGCTATAAGGGCATCCTGGCTTATTAGATGGTTCTTTGCGCTTTCTAATAACTCAAAAACTTCATTCATGTGTGGCATTATTTCCTCTCCGCGTAATTATTATGGTTAATCTCCATGCTCGGCGGCTCTGGAGAAATCATTATCAAGGTCCATAGCAGCGCAAACCCAACCAATGCGCCCAGTAACATCCCACCAAGGAATATCGCTATTGTTTTGCATGGATGCCTTACCGAGCATTCCTCATCGTCATGTTTCATTAGTTTGCCCCCTTAGTGTAATATTCTCTGATTTTAGATTCCTTTTCAAAAGCGGTTTCTAGCACTCCAATGAGATAGCCGTTTCTCTTTGTGCCCTCAGCATTCGAAAGCATTGATGCAAGAACATAACCCGCTATTTCCGACATATATTGCCCAGCTATATACCCACCCAACTTATAATCCGCTTGAAAATGGTAAATCATATTCATTATGGTTTCGCATATTTTTTCAGCAGATGCTTGGGCGACCTTGAATGCTTCTTCTTTTTCTTGCTCTGTTGGATTTTCCACAAATGCAATTCCTTATTGAACTGTGAATATTGTTATATATGTATCATGAATTACTTTGGGTGCCATAAAAGCACCCACAAAAACAATCAAACATAACATTGGCATGCCAATAACTTTCCTGACTTTCTCCAACATAACGCCTCCTATTTGTTAGGGTCGTAAGGGTGATTATGGTCATATAGGGTTTGGCTTATATCGCGCCCCCATTGATTGTACTCTTTTCTATGGTCGTTAATAATCTTTGGTGCAACCACGACCGCAACAAGAGCTGCAAGAAGAGGAAGAAAACCTGCGCCAACGGTTTTGGTTTCATTAAATGTTAATTCATGCATCATTAAGCCCTCAAATAGTTTGATAAATCCATTTCACTAATTGGTGGTGGAATGGGTGGAACGTACCTAGTAACGGGTATGTCATGGTCGAATAAATACATATGTATTCTGCCTTGCATTTCGTGAGCTGCGCCAAGCAGCATAGAAATTATTTTTTCATCTCTTTCTATGGTTTGAACGTGCCCTATTAAGTCACCTTTAAATCTGGGGTCGTAGCTTATGAAGTCGTTGCGTTGTCGATTAGCCACAAACATTTCCCATTGCATTTGATAAATGATTTCTTTGTCTGGCCCATTCATCATGTAATCAAGATGATTCTTTGAGCTGGGGCACTTTATTTGCGCCATTCCATCATCACCGACTAACAAGTCAGGAGAGCATCCAAATATATTGTTTTCGTCTTCAATGAAGCCGCATACCTCTATGTCCCAACCTGTATATTCGGCGTACCATTCTGCGGCGAAAGGTTCGTTATCGATACCCCATTGCATAGCGTCCGTTATATGCCCCTCAGTAATATTGCGAGTAATAGTTTCCGCTAATAGTTCACAGAAATATGACTCAAATTTAGCTTTAGTTGTTAGCTTGTGCGCATTGCTACCTGTTATCTTACCTAAACGCAGTTTGAACCATTCAGAACTTCTTTGCCCTACGTTATGAATTATCATTTAGCTTCTTCCTTTTCTGCGATTTTTTTAGCCATAATCATTTTACAGTTTTCAAATTCTGCCAGGTTGAAATCTAAAAGCCTTTCTTTTCCGTAATGCAGGAGTATTTTTTGCTCTGTATATCCAGCCTTTCCGATTACCTCAAGAAGCACTAAAGCTTGGTCATGATTAATTAATACGGGCTTTGGCGCTTCTTCTTTGGGCTTTTGTTCTGCTTGTTTAAATTTTGGCGCTTGTTCTGTAAGAGAGTCAGCGTCATCATCTTCGTCACGTTGAGTAATGCCAACGGCTCCCATTATAGCGTAGCGACGTGCGTACGATGCTGCCACCCCAACTTGTTGCAAAGAATTTGTTTTTCCCTGGCCAGCTGGGACAGATACTGTGAGTTCGCTCGCCATGTATTGACCAGATGTATGAATAAGCCATGTTTTGACTTTAACCTCTCCTGCGATTTGCGATATAAGGTCTTGTTTAAAGCATATGCCATGCTTACTTAACAGAGGTCTAATAATAGAATATATACCCTCTAAATCCGCATACTTTCCGTTATATGAAGACTTTGTTCTTTGGGCATCCCTGACCTCTGACTGGAATTTGACCAGCGCAGATGCCAATTTGTCTATTTCTGGTGATTTGTCCATTTATCTTTCCTCTGTTAGTTGTTATTATGGGTTTAAGTTTAACACAAAATAAATTGATTACAAGCCTTTCCGTTTAACAAAAAGTTTGGTAGAGTTTGAAACATGAAAGCAAAGAAAAAGAAAGTAGGTAGGCCGCCCGTCAAGGAGCGAGCCACTGTAAAGACAGCGTTTATAGGATTTAGGGTTGACCCTTCGGAGCACGCTATTATATCGAAAGCTGCAGAAGAAAGAGGGATAAGCAAAAGCGAATTTTGTAAATATTGCGTATTTGAAAGAATTTGATAAATAGATGGGATAATCATGTATCTTTTATCTGCACTAGGGATAGTAGTTTTTGCCCTAATAATCAGTCTCGGAACATTTCTAATGTGTAAGTTGATAATTAAAATAGGGGAAAGAAGCGATGATGGAAGTCAAGATAGCAAACAAGGTACAAAGTTTTCTTAGGGATTTAAGTGGAGACAGAATGAACAATGTTTTAGTTCACACTGGCGAAGGTCAGGTGGTGCATGTTATGAAAGAATACAAATTACATCAATGGCATAAACCCGTTGTTACGATTGCAATAGCAGACGAAAACGAACCACATAAAGTGCTGTGTAGCGCTTCTTTTAACTCGAAAGACAAAGTTGAAATGATGATTAAGTTGCTAGAAAGTCACAGAGATTCATTTGGTTCTTAGGGGGTGAAATGAAAATTTGGGCTCTTGTATTTATAATACCTTTTGCTATATGGGCAGTCGCATTCTTAATGGGGTGCGCGGATATAGTAAGAAACATTAAAGGCGAAGAAGATGACGCACGATGACATTATTAATAATTTAATATGGACTAATCTAAAAGATTTTCCTGACAATCATGTTGGTGTTCTTTATAAGCAATTTGAAGTTGATACCCCAAAGACTTACGGAAAAACAGACCAAGAAATCGCGAGAGAAATTAAGGAACAGATTTACCAAATTGAAAAGATAGACTTTCCAAAAATGACTCATGGCGAAATTGACATCATTATGAATCGCATCGAGGGCATAAAGAATTGTATTTGCGTAAACAGAAAGCACGTAAATGAAACGGCAGACAGCATGAGCGCAAAATCACTGTTGCTTGAAAAGCTTTCTTACAACATCGAAACCAAGGTTGACGCACTGATTATGGAGTTAGAAGAAATGATTGAGAGGATGGAAGATGAAACCTGAACTTGAAATGACTTTCTCAGCCAAGAGACGCGAATGCACCTGGTGTGGCGCTGAAATTGGCGGCGGAACAGATTGTCTAACGCTACACGAAGAAGACGATGATTATTATTTCTGCAGTGATGCGTGTGCAGAGGGTTTTAGTTGGGGTGCGGAATGAAACAAGAAGAATTAAAAGATTTAGTTTATGTGCTGAACTATTTTAAAACAAACGGAATTAAAATAAAAACAGACGGCTGCGGATGTTGTGACTCTCCCGCTGTAAAAATTGAAATAAACGACAAATTAAGAGTTTGGGAGGGGGGTTGTTTCATAGATATGTTTGAGGAAAACCCAATTAGTAGCATTGGTTTAGACGATGTATCCAGATTTCCCGAGGAGTCTATTGGGGACCATCAAAAACGAGAAGATGAAATTAAAAGGCAAGCTTTAATTGATGGCGGATATTTCAATGTCTAGCAAAAACGAAGCACTGTTATCATTTGGCATTATCTCTGGCGTCATTAGAGCCCTAGAGCCGGATTTAGCCGAATCAATTCACAAGGTCCTCGTAAATCATTGCGAGATTGTCATGGATTACATGGTGGAAGACGAAGGTTCAATTATCCCAGCGCCTATTACCAATTTTTATGCAACAAATCCATGCAAATCTGATAGCGGCCCATGGGAGCCCGGTCAAGTTAACTGCGGAGGAATCGTTAAATAATGCTTGTATTATTGGCTATAATTTTAGGTTGCTCTTGGATGTGGCTTGGTCCATGGGGCGGTATAACCGTGACTATCTTGACCTTTATTTTGATAGCGATGTTTGACTCATGATTGAATATTATGGCCTATCCCTTGCGATTGCTTACTGCGTTGGCGCTTTAATTTACTGGTGCACGCACAGACCTAAGCCCGTAGTTAAGCCCCATACCGAGATGGATGCGATTCTAGCTACGGCGCAATACTACAAAGACCTGGACACTAAGAATGGTTACATCCATGCGTTTGAAGCCGTAAGAAAGAATCCTAATCGAGAGATACCAAAGCCGAATCCTGGAAAAATGGCAGAGTTAAGAAGAAAGGCGCTGAGGGATGTGAGATGACAGTATATGTCCCTGAACTTGACATACTTGGCGCTACTACAAAAGAAGATATTATGAAAGCCATTCACCGAAGATTGTATAGCAGGGTTCAGATAGCATACGAAGAATGGAGAGCGCTAGAAACCGAATATTTACAATTAACACGCTTAATTGAGGAAGCGGCAAGTGAAGATTGAGCTAACCGAACTTGAGATTTTATATATTAAGGAAGCGTTAGTGCAATATTTTCACACTCAGGAAAGTATTCTTAAGTTAGCTTTTAATCCTGCCGATGCTATCGAATACATGGTCATAAGAAACTCATTGAAAAAGAAGTTTAAAATTGAGGACAACGTAAGCGAATGAACATAACCGAACTACAAGCCCAGCTTGAGGCGATAAAGCAAGAACATGGCGATGTTCCTATAATGGTCTTCAGAGGATCCAGACTTTCTAGAGCTCTTTTCCCAATTCAAGAAGTAAAGACCTTGGTATATCCAGGAAACGATAGAGAGGGTATTACTCAGTTCTATTTTGCTGCTTTATGCATTGAGGTTTAAATGAAAGCATCTGAAGCATTAGCTCTTACATTGCAAAACCGCTGTAATGAGTTTGAGCTTAACCAGGTTTTGAGCAAAATAAGAGGAAGCGCACGACAAGGTTTCGGTAAAATTGTAGAGCGCGGCATTTCTGACGGAGTTCTTAGAAGGCTTGAAAGCATGGGTTATATTGTAAAATTGAGTGAAGGCAGATATGCCGACAGTATTTCGTGGGAGCCTGAAGAATGAAAGCATCTGAAACACTCGCCGATAAATTAAACTTTATCGAAGCCGTTAAATTAAGCCCCTTGGGAAACTCTTGGGTAATGCGCTGTTATTTCCACCAAGAAACCACACCGAGCATGGTTTTGTGTCCGTCACAGGGCACCTACGTTTGCTATGGTTGCGGCAAAACGGGGAAGCTGGAAGATGTTAAATATGAGAGATGAGTCTTTTACATACACCTTGCACAATGCAGACGGAACAAAAAAAACCGTTGTTGGCAACAATAACGATGTTTATATTTTTTTGAGAGACAAATTAGATTTAGATATTTTTAGGTTAGAAAAAAAGATAGATAAGCTAGAGGCGGCTGTAGTCAAGTCACTACTTGCTATTATGCTTTCATTTATTATTGCTGGAATTGTGTTTTGGGGTATGAAATGACCTACATCGTTCATATAAAACACAATAAAACCGGAGAGGTCCGTAAAATCACTTTTGCTGAACCACAGCATGAGTTTTCTGAATTTCTCTGGTCAGAGGGAAATGATGAGTGTGATTGTAATAGACACGGTTATTTTACCGGAAGTTTTATACATAAGTTCCCATGCGGAGATACCGAGTATTCCGTAGTCGATGTCACTGACGAAAACGGCGAGAGAACGGAAGAAATGAAAATATTTTTAGGAATTGAAAATGAAAATTCCCCGCAAGACTAAATACAAAATCGTTAATCGCAAGAAGCTACGAACCGCAGTACATAAGCATGGATGGCTCAAATCGTATGTAGGGCTTCACAAGGCCTTGGGTATTTTTGTGAAAGGGATAGACATAGAAACCGGAAAGTACGACTGGAGCGATTTGCAGACGGTTGGATATGGCTGTATTAACAAAGGTGCTGTAATCGAGATAAGCAACAACAAGGCTTATTATCTAGGAAAAGACCCTTTGGGAGCTTTTAACGATAGCAAGCAGCCATTGAATGGTGAATGGAAATTATTTGGGTTGGATAAGGACTAATCGGTAAACAGACTTGAATCCGATCAGCTACACGGATAGAGTGAAGCATCTTTAACTTAACGCGCGCTTTAGAAACCTACCGACCAAAGTTGTTTTCTAAAACCGCGCTCTTCATAGGAGCGTCCTGCTAATGAAAAATCAATCACTACCCCTTGTGCCTAGAAAAACACAAGGAAACAAGTAATGTCAGAGATTATCGACGAACATCTTTTAAAAAGCAACAACTTCCAAAGCCGTTCATCTGATGTTAGCGAACATTCTGCTAACACAACTCAAACAACTAGATTACCTTGGCTAGAATTCTGTTTGTTAAAAATCCTTTATGAGGACCATTTGGCCGGAGTCTCCACCGAACGAAGCCTTAAGGAACTCGCCAGGCGCTTTAAACGAACCGAATGGACCATTTGCCGAGCTTTAGCCAATCTCGTTAAGCGCGGCTTCTCTCAGGTCAAAAAGATGGGGCAACAGTTTGCTAAGCGGTGCATAACCCTGTGTGGTTTTTCTTGGTTAGAAAACCAAAGCGCAAGTCTAACCGCAAGTCTGAATTCTCCTATTCCTTATTATGATCCTCTTAAGAGAGAAGAGAATAATCTCTTAGATAATATAAACGAGGAAAACTGTGGACAACTTGAAGAAGAAATTGACCCAGAAACCTTTATCGACACCTTACCAGTGGCAGAAGGTCATCGAGAAAGGCTTAAACAGACCATTAAGCGCACCTCCATTGGCCATAATCGGCTCAACGGCATATTACGAAGGTTTATGCGCCTATCGAAAAAGAAACCAATCTGGAACATTCTAGGGTACTTAACGAAGGCAATTGAAAATGAGCAACGAACCGTGTGGCAATTGAAGAAGATTTTTTGGTCTAAGGGAATGAAGGTGAACCAATATGCAATCTGATTGGGAAAAAAGAACGCAAGAATTCAGAAAAGCAGAAGATAAGGCGATGTCACGCCTTCACGCGAGAGGCACGCGCGATCCACGCGAGGGTGTCAAAATCTTAACGGCTGAAATGTACGAAGAAATAAAGCGGTATGATGCTTTGTTAGCTGGAGAGATTGTTTCTATTCTTGCAAAGCCTTCTGTGACTGTTTCGGAAATCCCAAATAACTTGAAACCTAAGGGAGATTGGGCGAGTAGTGCGTATGACCGATAGAACAATGACAGTTGGTTCACTTAAGAAATTCCTAGAGGGAATACCCGATAATATCCCCGTTCTTTTCACGACAAAGGATGATGATGGGAAATACCAAAATGAAGGTTCTATTATTGGCGCCGAAGCTTTTGGTGTCAGCTCTCCCAGAATGGGTTATGTGGAATTGTTCGGGGAGGCGCTATGACAGATAAATTCAACCTTTTCATGAAAGCCCAATCTAGAGCGGCCTTGGATTTTGCCAAGGCAGAGAAGGAAGAGGCTTTATCCACTTTGTGCCATTGTTCTTCATGCGAAGCCCACCGTAAGACTTTGCGTAAAGACCTTATCGATTTATCGCCTGATACGTCGGAATTGACTGTAGAGCTTCTGATTAACTTTCGTTACAGCTTGATGAGAAAGGAATGCAAGAATGTGCGAGAAGATTAACTTAGTTGTTACTGGTCTTAAAATGTTAGGGGTTGGTCTGTGTGCGGTGTTTTTTTCTGGGTTGGTTGTTTGGCTTGCAACGGTGTTACCGATTTTTTGAAATTAGTAGCAAGATGTTAAAAGATAAGAACCCAGTATCTACGGGGCTTCGCTGGGGGTGCTTGTTAATTCCTCTAATAAGCTCTGTTAAATGTTGGATATAAAAAAGCCCGGAAGGACAACCGGGCTAGTTTATCGTTAGTAACAGAGCTTAGGCACGTAGGGTGTGAGCGGAGAACTCAATGAAGTTTTAGATAGTTGGCAATTCCAACGTATCGCACTTCATTAAAATGAGGCAAGCAACTATGAGCGCACCCTACAAAGCGGCAACTGCTGACCCTATGGTTGGGGACTGGCCAGGATTGGCCGATGACTTAAAGCCAGGATATACCGAGATTCGAAATGCAGTAATGCGCATTAACGAGAAGTTAATTAAGCAAGGTGCAAAACATAAGTTAGTATATACTGATAAAATGCCTCACTACTCATATCGGAGTTACTGAGCTACGATTAAAGCGAGAGGTGAATCATGGCTATCGCAGGAAGCGCGGTCGGTGCCGCATTATCGGAGCTCAAGGGCGAGCTTGAAGCAAGCGCCAAAGTTGAGTCTCATTCTGAAAAAACAAAGTCGGATATTGAGAATATGATTTCTCATAAATCCAGAGATATAACTCATCATTATAAAATTACCAAAACCGATTCGCATTCGGTTGAAATCGACGATACGTCCGCTTGGGATAAATTAGCGACTGACGATAAAAAAATCACTGAGCAGAAAGAGAAGCGCTCAGGTTGCTTTAGTTGGTGTTTTGGTAGAAAGGGATGATGTTTATTCAGAATCCCAAACAATCGCGGCATTTGCCTGCATAGCGGCTAACCGAGCTGAGCGAATCGCGGCGGACTGGTCTGCAGAGCGCGGGGATGAAAGATAGATGGTCTCCATAAAGGCCTGACACGCTTTATTAATACTTTCCATGCCAGAGATTTGCTTTGGTGTTAAGTCTTTTCGGCCAAACTTACAAAGCTCTTTAAGTTCCGCGGCGTTAAATTCAGTCATTCTGAATTTCCTTATGTGTCGATTTTTTGACGTTTTATATACATATCCGAAAAACATGTACACGGAAACGACATTTTCTATATAGATTGGGAATCGACAGGACTTGAACCTGTAATGTGTCAAAATGAAATCTTCTCGGTTTTCGGCGTAGGCTAATACACCTATTTCATTTATACAGTGTTTACCAATTCCACCACGATTCCCGTAATAAAAAGCCGCGTAGGGGCTCCCTACATCTCATGCACCAGGTTGGTTAGCTGTAACATCGCAGCACATGCGTTTTACAATAAACTAGCGGCAATTCGGTAAGCGCAGCCTCTCATGAGGTTTTGACTTGTCATTAACGAGAGACTGGCTTGAGGTCATCATACTTTAATTTTTACATCATTCAAGGCTAAGCTAGAATTTAAATCTATGGGTTCGTTAGAGTCGTTAGTCACTTGAACCTCATGTCCCAAAGCCAGTAAGTCTTTAATTCGAACCATTTTAAATACTTTTCGTTCTGCAATAGCGCATGCGTGTTCGGCTGCTTCATTGTCAGGATAGAGCATTTCACGGCCAAATTGTTTGCGGTAGATGAATTTAATTAACATTTAAATTTCTCCAATCTCTTTAAATCGAATTGCGCCTTGTTTGTCAAAATGCAAGCCAGATATATCATAACCCCTGGCAATTAATTCTTCTTTTGTGCCATCGCATGGAATCATGCCACCTCTGCCCATGTGAAAATACAGCAAGGTGGTTATTTTCTTTCCCACCTCGTCGACACAGATAAGCGCGGGGTGATTTAAATCAGATTCTTTTCCAGATTCATGGGTCTTTATGGTGGTGAGCTTAAGTCGTATGGGTTTTAAGATGTTTTCTTTTTCGCTGTAAAGTTTAATGTTCATTATTGGTTCTCTCATTTAAAGTATATTGGCATGAGCATGAAAAGATGTAAGGAACTAGAAGCCACCACCATGAGAATTTTCCATAATCAAATATCTTTGATAGAAACATCAGGATAAAAGTAAATTCCCACATAATCCTCCCAATCATGGAGCCAACTAATTCATGCTTCATCTAAGCCCCTCGGCTTTTTTGTACACCCATTCTGTTATGTCTGATTCTGAGCCGTCTTTCTCGACTAAAATCAGTTTCATGAATTTTCCTGTATGTTCTTCAAGGCCTTTCGCAAGCTGGTAAATTTTACGAAAGGGGATGACTCTGTGAATATCGATGTCGTACCAGGTGCCGCCGTCTGAGGATATAAAGTAGACGTGTCTCATTCTTCTGGAATACCCCTTAATGCTACGTACCCACTTAGTTCCTCTTCAACTATTTCGACTTTAAAATCAAGGGTTCCTATTCTTGATAACTTAATATCCTCAAAGCCTTCCATTTGAATCAAAACTAATAACTCTGGATTATAGAAACCTAAAATTTTAATAAGGCGCTCAACAGTTACCATCACCAAATCCCTATCAATTTGAATTTTTCATCGATGGATTCTTTAATTAAGCGGATATCGGATTCTGCGTATTGTAGCTTTGTTTTAATTTTTTCAAGAGCTACTAAAATTCCATACTTATCAATTTTGTTTTCATCCATTGTAATCACACTAATTTGCTGTATGTCGTTAATTAGTTCATTAACATCGTCTATAATGTCTTCTAATTTCATTCTGACCACCATTGTCCGTCTTCAAAATACCAGTCGCCTTCCTCGTCGGTTTTTTTATCGCCTTCGCGGGGAGGGAGTTCGTAGGTTTCGTTGTAATCATCCATTATGTTCACCATTCTATTTTCGTATAGCTAGAGCCAGATTTTGCAGTATAACTGCTAACTTTAAATCCTAGTGTTTTGAGTTTGTTTTCAACTTCTGGACGAACTAAGTTAATTGTTACCTCGTTGTATGCTTCTTGAGCTGCGCATTTTATTCTTCTTATTGCGTCAATGTAGTAAGAATTGTTATCGACGTCTTTCATAAGTGCTCTTGCGCTGTCTGCGTTGAAGATTTCTGTCATTTTATTAAAATCCCTTGTTTTATATTTTCTACCCGTGATTTTTCGATTTCTACAAATGCTGCTTCTTCATAGCCTAACCCTATTGTGTCACCAACAAGAATCGGCAGGTCGCCATTAATTTTTATTAATTCTTCAAGTTGCTTTATAAGTTCAGATGCTTTCATTTTAATTCCTATAACCACGTCGTTGCTGGATATTCGTAACCGGGGACTTTTTTATCGGTTACGACTAAGTTTTTTGCATCACAGAAATTTTCGTGGATACCCTTTATCATTGCTATAAGTCGTTCTTCTGTTTCTGTTTCGCCGCAATGTTCGTAGTTTTCTGTTATTACGTATACATTAAATCTTTTCATTATTTATTAATCTCCACATGTCCAGACATATCTAAATACTCTTCAAAACAAATTTTGTCGTAATTTAAAAGATATTCGTGATAATCAATTCCTAACTGGCGTTCTGTTTTTATTTGACCATCGTCAATGTTTACGTACATTTTTTGCTTTTGTGGGACATGATTTTTTGGTAGTGCATATGCCATTTCATTTGTCCTTTCTTTTCTGTTACGATGACGACTCGCTATGGTGGTAATATACGACAGCGACTCGTCGTCGTCAAGGGGTTGAAATGAATGAAAGTGATGTCTCGTTCCTGTTGGGCGAGATTCGAGATCAAATGCATGAATTTCAGTGTAGCGATTGTGGAGGATTCGATTATTTCCATAGTTGGGAGTGGGATAAGATGTCTAACTCGGAAATGATAGAGCGGCTATTGCCTCTCTGTAAGCTGCTAAACCGGTTGTTCTTTGAATACCCGCATTGCCCTGATACACAAGAGATTGTAGACTAGCTTAAATATGACATCGAGGGATAATGCATGCTAGTTAAGTGCCCAAAATGCAAAGGCGCAAAGAAAATGATTAAGCTCGGTGCTATCGAAGGCGATTGCAATGAATGCCAAGGCGCCGGGGTCATCAAGAAAGAAGAAGCGAAAATAGAGCCCGTCGAATCAATCGACGTCAAAGGAAAATCAAAAAAGGGATAACAAATGGCCAAGGCAAAAGACAAGCCCGAACCTGCAAAAATGGGACGCCCAATCGAAAATGTTTACGATCCTGAGTTAGCCGCTGAAATATGTGAGGCCGTGGCAACATCCACTCTCTCTATGAAAAAAATCCTCGAAGCGCATCCACACTTTCCTCATGAGCAAGCTATTCGCAAATGGCGTTATAAAATTCAAGAGTTTAGAGAGATGTGGGCAGAAGCTAAGCGTTGTCAAGCAGAATTGTTTGTTGAGCAATGCCTGCCAATTTCCGATGATTCTTCAGAAGATGTTGTAATCGACAGCAATGGAAATCCCATTATGAACGGCGAATTTGTTGCTCGTTCTAGATTGCGAATTGATATGCGTAAATGGATTGGCGTCAAACTTGTTCCGCGTATTTATGGCGAAAGAATGCAAGTTGAAACAACAAAGCCTCCTAAAGAAGCAGCTACTACTATCAAGGAACGGATGGAAAAGCTGAAAGAGAATGAGAAACCCTATTGAACTTGATGTTGACCCCGAAGAAATAAAAGCTCAGCTTTGGGGTTCTTTTCTTTTATTCGTTCAAACTTTCTTCCCCTTAGTCACTGGACGCGACTTCGTTATCTCTCAGCCTATTGGTAGAGAGTCGCATTTCATCACCATTTCCCGCGAACTCACTAAAGTATTCAGACTCGAAGAGCGCGACGTTATCATCAATGTCCCGCCTGGTTATGGCAAAAGCGTCATGTGTTCGATGTGGGTTGCTTGGACGTTATCTCGTTGGCCTGATAGCAATTACCTTTACATCAGCTATTCAAAATCCCTCGCTGCAAAGCACACTGAATTCATAAGAAGAATCATTCAAAACAAATTGTATGGCGATTTATTTGAGGTGAGGATACGCGATGATTCGAGAGCAAAGGATTTCTTTCAGACAGTGCAGGGTGGCTCTATTAAGGCGTTCGGCGCGTCTGGCGCTATTACGGGGCAAGATGCTGGTTTGCCAAACCAAAACCGTTTTACCGGCGCAGTCATCATCGACGATGCCCACAAACCGGACGAGGTTCACTCAGACACGATTAGGGAATCGGTCATTACCAATTACCGAGAAACCATCGTCCAGCGACCCAGGGGACCATCAGTGCCCATTCTGTTCATTGGTCAGCGACTTCATGAAGATGACCTTGCAGCCTATCTAATCAGCGGCAGAGACGAAAGAAAGTATAAGCAGGTCATTCTTAAGTCCATCGATGATGCAGGTAACGCGCTTTACCCTGAAGTGAATCCATTGGAAATGCTAAGGGAGAAACAGGACAAGAACGAATATGCGTTTGCGTCACAGTTTCAGCAAGACCCAATCCCTGCAGGTGGTGCGCTCTTTAAGGAAAAAGACTTTCTATTCTTACCGAGAGAGCCAAACATACTTTGCACATTCATTACTGCGGATACTGCGGAAACCGATAAATCCTACAACGATGCCACTGTATTTAGTTTTTGGGGTATCTATGAAATCGAAGAGATGGGCCAAAAAACAGGACGCTATGCGCTCCACTGGCTAGACTGCCAAGAAATGAGAATAGAGCCAAAGGATTTGCATGGAGCTTTCATGTCTTTCTATGGGGATTGCATGCTTCATCCTGTCAAACCACTGGTTGCGGCAATTGAAAAGAAATCCAGCGGCGTTACCCTCTGTAGCGTCTTGAGTGACATGCGAGGATTGCAAATTCGAGAAGTGAAACGAACCAAAGCCTCAGGCAGCAAAACTGCCAGGTTCCTAGAGATGCAGCCCATTTTAGCCGCCAAGCTCGTGACCTTTACTGAAGATGCGAAGCATGCCCCAATGTGCATCAAGCATATGAAGAAAATCACGGCGAATAATACCCATAAAAATGACGACATATGCGATACCGCCTATGACGCCATTAAAATCGCCATGATAGACAAAACACTCTACATTCCAGACACTCAGCAAACTCATGATACGATATTGCAACGAATGAATCAGAGCTTCTTAGCTCGCCAATCTGCACTCAGCTCAGGGAACCGCTTCAATGGCTAACATCTCGAATGAACATCTCAGCAAGTTAGATTACCTCAAGAAATGCGTCGAAGGCTCACGAGAGTATTGGAAACCAAACTCGGACCGGTTTAACCAATTTATGAACTTCGTGTTCAATACATCCCTAAGCACCTCCGACATTGGTAAGTTAAACGCTCTCAGTAAGCCTACAATCGAATTTAACGTCCTAGAGGCATTTATCTCTCGCTTGCGCGGTGAGTTCGCTGAGCACGAGCCAGATATGATGATTGGTGCCGCTGAGGGGTTACTGGATGCGGAGATATCGGAAGAGCTTGTGCGAACGATTGAGGTGGTTGAAGCCCACATTCGAGATATCTTCGCGGGGGCGGCAAATGACGGCTTAGAATACAAACTGTATACCGACTGCTTAGCTGGCGGTTACAGTGTTGCCAAAGTCTTTACCGACTACCTAAACGAATTATCCTTTGAGCAACGTATTGTCGTTGAGCGCGTCTTCGACCCCACTATGACAGGGTTCGATCCACTTGCTCGTGATTCACACAAAGGCGACGGGGAATACTGCTTCGAACTCATCCCTAAAACCTACGAAGAGATGGTTCATGAGTTTGGCGAAGAAACCGTTAAAGAGATGTCATTCACGCGTGCCATTGAGGGATTCAGCTGGTCATACCAGAACGCAAAGCAAAAGATTGCGCTTATCTGTGACTTCTACAAGAAAGTTAAAAAGCGCGAGAAAATTGTTAAGCTTACTAACGGCAAAATCATCCTCAAAAAACATTATGAACAGTTAGCGCAAGCTTGGATTGAATCAGGCGTTTTCGAAGTATTACCTGAAGTCGTTTCAGAGCGTTGGACTAATATCGAAACGATTGACCGTTATATTTTCTGCGAAAATAAAGTATTAAGATACGAAAAGACACCTTATAAATATCTACCGCTTGTGTTTATTGATGGTAATTCCGTCTGTTTACCACAAGATTCAGGGGATGCGTCCCGTCAAATGACAAGGCCATACGTCTATCAGGCCATGGGGACACAGAAGCTTAAGAACTTCGCAGGCCAAACCATCGGCGCCGAAATCACAGGCATGGTTCAACATAAGTTTAAAGCTGCATTAGAAGGTATCCCGGAACAATACCTTGAAACCTATACCGACGTGCAGAACGCTCAAACTCTTATCTATTATGCTTTTGACCCTAAAAACCCCGAACGTCCGCTGCCACCTCCCATGGAAATACAGCGCACACCAACGCCACCTATTGTTGAGAGCATCTTCGTTGGCTCAGACCGTGTTATTCAGGCAATCCTAGGCTCATACGATGCACAATTAGGTATCACCGATGGCGACACGTCAGGCAGAGCAATTGAACAGGGCGCAATTCATTCTAATGCTGCATCTAAGCCATACTTGGTAGGTTATGTGAACGGCTTGAATCGAATAGCGGTTATTATTATTGACCTAATACCAAAGTTCTATGTGACACCACGTTCAATTCCTATTCGCAAAGCAAACGGCTTGCGTGATTATCAAATTATTAATAAGCCTGATAACCCAGAATCCATTTCAATGAAGTATGACCCTAAGAGTCTGCAGGTCAGAATCGAAGTAGGTGCAAATGGCACGCTTGAGAAGCAAAGAGCATTACAGCAAATCACTTCCTTGATGGCAGCTTCAGAGCAATTCGCAACATTCATTAACGCGGTTGGGTTAGAAACCATTCTAGATAACATGAGTATTCGTGGCATTGAAGACCTCAAGCTTAAAGCTATCGGCTTCATGGACCAACAGCAAAAAGCAGCACAAGAAGCAGCGGGCAAGCCAACGCCTGAACAAGAACTCATTCAAGCAGAGGTTCAAATTGAAACAGCGCGCATCGCTCAACGCCAAGAAGAAGCAGAGGGCACACTCACTATCAAAGCAGCTCAAGTTGCGAATGAAAAAGAGAAAACCAACATCGAATTCTTGAAGCTATTAGCAGAGATTGAAGGTGCTGATATGAAACATGCGCTCGATGTTGAGAAGATGGATTCTGATATGGCGCAAGAAGCTATCAAATTAGCTGTGCAAGTAGGCAAGGACCAACAAAAAGCAAACTTGTCTACGGATTGATTTATCTGCTAAGCTAATTGCAATATACAACTCTTGAGTTAAGCGGCGTGTTTCCTCCAGGTCTCGCGTCGCGTCCGTTACTTGGAACGATACCAAGGTTTTTTACCCAGTCATGGGGTACAAATGACCGTAGACTCAACGCAGAGGCCATTACCGTCACGGGGTTAAGTGAGCAATAAGGGTTTGACAAATGACTGATGAACTTGGAACGATGATTGAAACGCCCCCACAGGCAACACCGCAAAACCTAACGGTTGAGCAGGTGAATAGAATCGTCCAGAGAGAAAAAGCCGCCGCCGCAGAAAAAGCTAAGCAAGAAGCTCAAGCACAGTTCCAACAGGAACTTGCTCAGATGCAAGCTCAGCAAAAATCCGTAGGTGGGATGACCCAAAGCGTCGATGCCGACAAAATCTATGAGCAAGTTTACGGACGTTTCCAGCAAGAGCAGGCCGCGAAGCAACAGCAAGAGCAGCAAGCAGCTTATGAAAACGAGGTAAACAAACTCACTGATACTTACCTTCAGAAGATGTCGAACGGAAAACAACTGTACGAAGACTTCGAGGCGGTTACATCGGAATTTGAGCCACAAGCTTTTCCTCACGTTGTCGTCTTGGCCTCTCAGTTGGACAATACTCCAGACGTGATATACGAATTGAGTAAAAATCCACAAAAGCTCATGACTATTGCTGGATTGGCAGAGCGTAGCCCTCACATGGCGCGCCAACAGCTTCAAAGGCTGTCCGAGTCAATCAAGCAAAATCAAACGGCTAAAAGCCAGAACGTAGACGCACCATCACCATTAACTGCAGTCAGACCATCAGCGAACGCAGGGAGTGATGGTGGCGGCAAGACAGTCAGGGATTTGAGAAAACAACCTTGGCTTAGGGGCTAACAACCTCACTCCTCAAATTAATCATTTTGAGGGTGAATCATGCCTAATAACGTTTTACAACAGGTCCAAACATACCAAATGGCGAATTTGGCATTTTTGCTAAATAGCTTTGCATTTTTAAAGAACTCCAACAAAAAGTTTAAGAATTTCCAAGAGATTCAAAACCAATTGGGTTCGACCGTAACATTCGAATTACCACCACGCTTCACCACAACTGCCAGCTTGGTTGCGCAATTCCAATCCGCTGAACAGCGCGTTCAATCTTTAACGGTTGACCAACAATTGTCCGTTTCATACGAATTTACCGCACAACAAATGGTTTTCAATGATATTGAAGGCTACATGAACCGTTGGGGTAAAGCGGCTACCAAAGAAATGGGAACTCAAATTGAGTCCTTTGCAGCGCTTCAGTGCGTTCAAGCTCCTTACCGCTTCTTCGGTGATGGCGTTACCCAAATCAATAGCTACGGCCAATTAGCTACAGCATTAGCATTGTTCCGTAACTATGGCGCAGCTCCACAAAATACCCAGGGTTATTTAAGCGATATCGCTATCCCTGCTATCGTGAACAGCGGCTTACAACAGTTCGCTACTAACCGTAACAACAAAGATGCAATGAGCTGGGAATTAGGCGAATTCTCAAACTGTAACTGGTTTGAATCTAACCTCTTGCCCGTTCATACCGCTGGTAGCGAAGGCCAAGCCGGTCAAACATTGACCGTTGTGAGCGTAGTAAAAGATGCTGATGATGCGGTAATTCAAATTGTATTCTCCGGCACCTCAGCTGCGAACGATGCAAACAGCGTAAAACTTTACGACAAATTCCAGTTTGATGACGGCGTTGCTGGCCAGCCAAACATGAGATATTTAACCTTCATCGGTCACAAAGTATCTGGCAACCCAGTACAGTTCCGCGCGACCGCTAATGCCGGCTCAACTGCAGGTTCGCAAGTTACCGTTAACGTTTATCCTCCATTAAAAGCAAGTGGCGGCAAAAACCAAAACATTAACAATGAAATCGCTGCTGGTATGCAAGTGTCCGTATTGCCTTCACATCGTGCAGGTATGATTTGTTCCGGTGAGCCATTGTTCTTAGCAATGCCAAGATTGCCTGACCAATCACCATACACCACTGCAAACGAAGCTGATGAAGATTCCGGTGCGTCATTCCGTATGACCATGGGTGCTCAATTCGGCTTAAACAGCTACGGTATGATCCATGACGCGATTTATGGCGTGACAGCGGTTCCCGAGTACACCATGTCCGTCATTTTTCCTTTGTAATGTTTTAAGTGTCGCCTCGATATGCGGGGCGACTCTCCACTAATTAAGAGGATAAAACTATGTCCGTAAATACTCCCGTAAAGAATGCTCCGAGCTTATATGTTCAGGGTTTAAGACTAGGCTGGACCTCAGGCACGGTTATCACCGTTGCATCAGGTCGCGCGCGCAATAGCACAAACGAAAACGACATCATCTCAACCGCAACCGTAACTGTTAACGCAGCTACAACCGGCGCTGGTGGTTTAGACCAGGGCGCATTAGCTAACAACACGTTCTATGCAGTCTATGCAATTGGCGATTCTAATTTCGCTAACACGCCTTCTGTTGTGTTATCTGCAAACGTAACAACCGGTCCATTATTACCTTTTGGTTATGACATGTTCCGTCGTATCGGTTACGTTCTAACCTCTGGCGCTGCAGCCATTCTTGAATTCCGTCAAGTTGGCGAAGGCGTAAACCGTTGGATGTGGTATGACGTTGGTATTCAAGAATTGAACGCTGGTGCTTCTGCTGCTTACGCTGCAGTTAACATTGCAAGCTCTGTTCCTGCATCTGCAACCATGGTTACATTTGATGCAATTCTCACGCCTACAGGCGCTGCGGATTTAGCTCATTTACAACCAACGGGCGCAACGGGCGCAACTGGTTATGCGGTGCTCTCAGGCCCTGTAGCTGGCGTTGTTATGCGTGCTCCGTTAACAGTTCCTTGCGATGCTACACCAAGCATTGATTACAAGGTTGTTGGCACATTAACGCTAAATACCCAAGCATACTTAGACCAATTAGCGTAAGGAATTACCATGGCCTATACCGTAACGAAGCTAATTACCAATGCTTATAACATGTCTGGCATTGTGTCTCGTGGTTTCGAGACGGCAGAAGGCGAACAGATTGATGACGGTCTAGATTCGCTCAATGATATATTGGGCGATAAGTCTGTTGATACTGGATTGGTTCCTTACTTTAAGAAATTTGAATTTCCTGGCGTTGTTGGGCAAGAGCAATACGTTATTAATAACCTCTCCGAGGTATCTACTCTCGTATTCTTCTTGTCCAATGTCAGGTATCAGATGTTTGATATCGGCAGGGATAATTATTTTGGCTCACCGCGTGCTGAAAATATTCAATCATTGCCATATACCTATCATGTTGAAAGGCAATTGAATGCATCAAGCATTTATATGTATTTCAAGCCTAACGAAAACTATTTGTTCCAGCTATGGGGCAAGTTTGCGTTAGACCAAGTGACGAACCTAATGCTTGATTTGGAAACTGTTTATGACAGGTTCTATATAGATTATTTAAAATTCGCACTCTGTAAGAGATTATGCATCAACTACTCATATCCAATGCCACCTGATGCACTGGCTGAATTAAAACGACTTGAAACAAACATTGATAAGATGTCTGGTCCGTTAGATTTTACGATTAACACGATTTCTACGCTGGATAATAGAGGGTTTACCATCTCATATGCGCAAGTAAATCTTGGTAAGGGCTGGGTGCCTGGTCCATGAGACATGTTAAGCAGGGCTCTGAAAATGTTGAAATCACGATTGCTGGAAGCTCTGTCTTTGGTCGGTATCCTAAAGTATCGAGTGAAAAAACATATAACATGTTTCTATCTGATGGCTGGCTTGTCAACTTTGCTGGTTACCGCAGGGTTTTAGAGCTTATTGAATCGGGAGAAGGCCGT